CGAAGTCGAGTTACAGCACGGTCTTGTTCCCCTCGTATTACATAGCCCGCGACCCGCGCCGGTTTACGATGTCGTGTTCGTACAATGCGGAGCTTGCTCTTGGCTTTGGCCGCGAGATCAGGTCGGTTGTGGAGCATCCTGACACTGCGCTGGCCTTTCCTGATTTCAGGCTCTCCCCGAAGTTCACGGCGGCGGAAAGCTGGCGGACTGAGGCGGGCGGGATTTACAACGCGGTTGGTCTTCAAGGGACGACCTCCGGGCGACCGGCGAACTTGCTGGTTGTGGATGACCCGATCAAGTCGCGGGAGGATGCTGAGTCCATGCGGCAGCGGAACAAGACGTGGAGCTATTACACGTCTGCGCTTGCCACCCGTCTCCAGCCGACGCATGACAACCGGCCTGCCAAGCAGCTTATCATTCTGACGCGCTGGAACCTTGATGATCTTGCGGGGCGTCTGATGGACAGCCACGACTGGCATTCGGGACGTTGGGAGCATATCAACTACAAGGCCATTCGGTCTGAGACGGTGAGCAGCAACGTGATGCGGACGAAGCTTCCGGCTGATCACAAGCTGTTCATTGATCCGAAGACGCCCGACGGCAAGGCGGAGTTGATGCGCCTGATTAAGATTGCGCAGGCTCCCTCCGCCAAGCCCCTTCCGCAGAAGGACAAGCTGGAGGCCACGGTCTTTGAGCGGCGGGACTACGCGCTTTGGCCCGCCCGGTTCCCGCTTGATGAGTTGCGGCGTCGTGAGCGTCTGGACCCGCATGACTTTGCCAGCCTTTACCAGCAGGAGCCGTATGTTTTAGGCGGCAACATCATCAAGTCGGCATGGTGGCAGCGGCACAATTACAGCGCCAGCCCGGTTGAGTTTCAGTCGATCATCATTGGCGCGGACACGGCGTTCAAGAAGAGTCAGACGGCGGATTACTCTGTGGCTTTGGTGGGCGGTGTTGATCTGATCGGGCGCATTCATATCATTGATGTGATGCGGGTGCGGCTGGACTACCCGGAGCTACGCCAGCGGCTAATTCTGATGAACAATATGTGGCGTGGCCGTGGACTCCGTGGGTTTTACATTGAGGACAAGGCCAGCGGGCAGTCGATCATTCAAGACCTCAAGCGCACGACCGGGATGGCGGTGATTCCGTATAAGGTCCACGGCGACAAGATGACCCGGTTGCAGGCTGTCCTGCCGCTGATTGAGGGTGGTCGTGTTGTGTTGCCGGAGCAGGCCCCTTGGCTGGACGACTTCATGGACGAGTGCATCTCGTTCCCTTCTGGCCGCAATGACGATCAGGTGGATGCGATGGTCATGGTTCTGGACGTGCTGAGCAAGGTTGCTTTGTCGCCGGACATGATGATGCAGCACATTGATGTTGGTCAGTCTCTGAACCAGTTCAGCGCCGCCAGCCGCACCGGCCACCCCGGAGAAGGCCAAGGCCAAGGCTACGCTCAAGGCTACGGCCAAAGCCAAACAAGCGAGTTGGAGGCGGTGTTTCCGCGTGACGGGCAGGGCAGATCGCCGGTTTCGGGCAGGCCAAACTCTCAGTCTCCCTTTGGCCGTTCTCTGTCTGCGGCGCTCAAGAGCAGCAAGTGGGGCGGTTGGGGCGCGTAGCCGCAGGACGACCTTGACCTGACCGGTCGGCATAAACTCCGGCAAGGTCGTTACCAGAGAGTGCATCATGGCAAATTACAAAGCGCCGAAGGGTCTCCCTCCGCATCAGGGAAGTCCGAAGCCGCAGGGCGGTGCCTCTTACAGGGCGGAATATTCCGGCCCTACGGGGGATGGCGTTGTCGTGGATTTGTCGGAGTTCGCGGAGAAGCTCGTGAACTACGACGACATTTCGCACTTGCTCAGCGATGATCAGGAGCGGCGGATTGTGTCTTACGTCAAGTCGATGATGGACATGAGCCACAGCCGGATCAGCAAGCGCTACGATCACTGGATTGAGGCGGATCGGGCGCATGATGTTTACGTGCCAGCGGGCGCGACGAGCTTTCGGGAGAAGGCTGTGATTGCGGACACGCGGGCGATTGCGGATACGGTGATCACCTATTTGATGGCAGCGCTGTCGGGCCGGAACCCGATGTTCCAGCTTGAGGGCCTGAACCGCAAGTCGCGGAAGTCTTCGATGTTGCTGGAGCGCGTCTTGCACCAGCACATGCGCCGCACGGCGGGCGAGGCCCGTCTGGCTCAGATGATTCTGGACTCGACGCGCTACGGCTTTGCGCCGACCAAGGTGGTCTGGAATGCCAAGACCAATCAGAACAACATCATCAACTTTGACCCCCGCCGTGTTTTCCCTGACCCCCGCGTGAATTGGGGGGATTGGGAGAACATGCAGTATATCGTGTTCACCTCGCACCAGAGTTTCAACTCTCTGGCCTTCTCGGGGCTGTACCCGAAACTGAAGATGTTCCCGCGTCTGCGTCACCGGATGTCGCCGCCCAAGGCCGGGTGGGTCGCCCACCGCTGGCATAAGGAAGAGGGTCGCGGTCTTTCGATTGATCCGGCGTCCAGTCTGGGCCGTGGGAATACGGAGGGCGCGGCCTTCACGCTTGGCGATGCCCGCGTGGTGGATGAGGCTTGGGTGCGGATGACCGGTGATGAGATCGGCATTCCGCAGATTGAGCAGATATTTCTGGTGATTGCGGTGATGGATGAGGATGTTGTGGTCCGCTTCCAGATGAACCCTTACGGCCAGCAGTTCCCGGTTGTGATTGGTGGACTCCATCAGGACGCACACAAGACGCACGGCCAGTCGCTCTATGATTTGATTTTGCCGATGCACGACATCGCGACCTATCTGTTGCGGTCCCGGATCGACAACGTGAGCGCGGCTCTGAACAACCTGATCTTTGCGGACCCGACGCAGGTCAGCATCCCCGATTTGATTGACCGCAACCCTTGGGGTGTGGTCCGCACTCTGCCCGGCACCAAGCCGGGGGACGGCGTTTTCATTGCGCAGGTTCCGGACGTAACACGCGGACACTTTCAGGACATTGCCGCGATGTCGGAATTGAAGCAGCGGGTCAGCGCGGCGAGTGACGCGCAGCAAGGCATGCCGACTTCTGACGGGATCAGATCGGCGACGGAAATCCGGCGCCTGACGCAGCTTGGCAGTCAGCGCCTTGGCGTTCTGGCGCGGATCATGTCGGCGACGACGATCCGCCCGATGGTGCGGATGATGGTGTCGAATGTGCAGGACGCTCTTGTCTATGAGGGGTCGATCCGCTTTGACGAAAATCAGGTTCCCAATGCCCTCGCGTCGATGGTGCAGGATGGCTACCTTGATTTCGACGTGACCAAAGACCTGCAAGGTGACATTGACTATCTGGTGATTGACGGGACGTTGCCGCTGGAGCCGACGCGCAACGCGGAGACGTGGATCAACATCCTCCAGATACTGAGCAAGAGCGGCATGAGCATGGAGTATGACGCGGGCCAGATGGTTGAGGAGGCGATCCGGGCGATGGGGATCACTGACCTTGAGCGCTTCCGGGTTCCCCGCGAGAATATCGAGCAGGGCAAACTCAGCCCGAGCCAGCAGATGCAGATGCTTGAGATGCAGCGTGGCGCGTCAGTGAAGCCAGCGGGCCAAGTTCAGGATGAGGTCAAGAAGGGCAACCTCATCAGCATGCAGGAAGCACGAGGTCAGATTAAGGGGTAGGCTGCTCCCCTTCTGGCCGGGACGAACTCTCTGCGCCACCGCTGTTAAGTTTCGGCAACGACGCGCAGCCGGAGCCACTTCATGCCCACGAGATATACACCTTCCAGAGCCATCTTGGCTGCCGCACGGGGCGAGGGGCGCACCTCCGTCATTAGGGAGGCCACACCCGCCACACCCGCAGCCGCCGCCGCATCTGAGTTTGCTGCCGCGCACTCAGCAATAACCGTATCCTCAGCATCGACCGCAAGAACAACCGTAACCGGAGACGAGGCCCGTCTCCGCAAACTTGAGGAGGTGATCATTGATCTCCGGCGCAACCTCGATGAGGTGAAGTCGGCTCATGCGGCCTACAAGCAGGAGGTCCAGGGCGTCATTGGCCCTCTGCTGCAACAGGTCGTCTCGCGGCGCGGTCTTATGGCCCGCGTGGCCTCGGTTGAATCTCAGGTCGTGGACCTCACCGATCAAAACAACCTGCTGAAAATGCAAAACAGAAACCTCGCATCTCAGGTCGCCGAAGTCCGCAGTGAGCATGCCTTGTCTGCGGTCACGCATGCAGAGCGCGTGGCCCGCAAAGAGATGTACACCAAGACCCGCGCCAGCATTGTCGGGAGTAAAGCCTGATGCCCACGCCCACTCGCCCCGCCGCAGAACAGCTTCGCTTCCGGTCCAGCACCACTGGCGATCACGTCATTGATGACTACCTCGAAGCCTGTGAGAAGGGTGGTCGTGGACTTTATGATTTGCTGGATGACCTGTTTGACGGCAACGGGAACTTCTTCCGGTCCTCTGGTCTTTATGTTTGGCAGGGCAACTACGCCGGGGCCACGCCTTATGCGATGGGAGACACCTATCGCGATGCGACCACGATGTCCCTCTATGTCGCGCTCCGGGCGCACACGTCTTCCGGAACCTTGGCGACGGACATCTCGAATGCCAATGCCGCGCTTGTGATTGACGGGGCGCAGCTTGCGACCGCCCGCGATGCTGCTGCGGCAAGTGCTGCGGCTGCCGCCACGAGCGAGAGCAACACCG